TCGCGTTTGAAATTGAAGAAACTGAATTATCAATAGTAGATTTTAATATGGATAGTGTAAATTTATACCTAGTTAGAGTGCTTATTGGCCGTATGAAAGGCAACTTATCTGTGAAAAGTAAAAGCGACAACTGTAAAATAGTGTTCGCAATACCGTTAGCAAGTAAGCACAAACCGAAATTAATAAAGTCACAAAAACAATAAAGGAGTATTTTTATGAATGATGTAAAAACAAATAAAACACATGAAGGTGAAATTCCAAATGATGTAACTAACAACGAAACTATGCCAGGCGAATTGGTTTGTTTTTTTGCTAAAGCATTGTCTTGGTTGTTAATCATTGTTAGTGCTGTTTATGGGTTTAAAGTATTAGATCCTTTTTTAAGAACAATGGTAGATGGTTTAGGTTCTCTTAACGGGACAGAAGCAATGACGAACACTATAATGTGCTTATCTAGCTTGTTTAGTGCTTTGTTTCTTTATTTGCTAGTGAGTATTTGTGAAAATTTAATAAAATTGAACCAACACAATAAAACTTACTAACTCAGGTTAATATTACCTAAGCTCGCATGCTGTCACCCTGACAGCATGAAAAAATTAAACAACCTTGAAGCAACCTTAACCGTACCTGTTACGGCTTGCATACCAGCCACCGCCTTAACTGCCATTAATCATATTTTGGGTAGCGAAGGTGGTAACGTTAATGATCCTAACGACAAAGGCGGTAAAACCAACTTTGGTATCTCTGATTTACGCGACGGTAAAGAAGATGGCTTAATTGACATTAACCTTGATGGCATTGGCGACATTGACCCAGAAGACTTAACCCGTGAACAAGCCATTGTTATTTTTTATCAAGACTATTGGCTCGCCAACAAATGCGAGCAAATGCCCGAGTGTATTGCCCTGGTAGTTTTTGATATTGCAGTTAATCAAAGCGCGGTATTTGCCCGTAAAAAACTACAAGAATTTATTGGCGCAACACCAGACGGTATTATAGGCCCTAACACCCTTGACCAACTTGCCTTGGTATCTAACAGCTATGTTATTCACGCGCTTACCGAAGCACGTTGCTTACGTTATTGCAGCAAAGTAAAACAAAACCCTACACAAGTTAAATACATAAAAGGTTGGATAAAACGCGCCTTTACTGTGCTGTTTGAAGCACAAGCCGTTGACTGCTTTGGTGGTTTTGAATAATGGGGCGCGAACAACGCTATGCCCAAGGCAGACAAGCGCTTACGGGCTGAAGTATTTGCCGAGCTGCAAAATGTGCCCGTTAACTATTCCTGTGTTTACAAGCGTATTGAGCAAGAAAATCAGTTTAAGCGTGGCTGGAACAGTGTTACCGCGATAGACATAGATGTGGCGGTAAAACAAGTTCAAAGCAAACAAATTGAGCTGAACGCCTTAAGTTTTAACAATAATCAAAATATTTATTAGGAGAAAGTCATGTCTGTATTAGCGGTTCTGGGTATTGCTAAAACATTAGGGTTAACCGACTGGATAAGCAACAAACTTAGCGGTAGCGATAGTAGTGCTGCCAAGGTAGCTAGTAAAGTACTTGACTATGCGACCCAAGTAACGGGTGAAACAGAGCCGAAAAACATTGAAAAAACGTTAAATGCTAACCCAACTCTTGCCGCTCAGTTAAAGCAAACCTTGCTTAACAATGAGCACGAGCTTGGCATGGCACCGTATAAAGACCGCCAAGATGCTAGGGCTATGCATAATAAACATCCCGAACAAGCTGACAAAATTGCTGATGGCATTATGAAGTTCAATTTGCCTTACATTTTTATTTTACTCATTGCCAATGTATTGGCCATGTTCTATCTAAAAGACTATAGCGCCATTCTCGCTATTATTTCTAATTTACTGGGCATGACCATTAAATCGTTATTTGACGAGCGTAATTGTGTTACCGGCTTTTACTTTGGCTCAAGTATGGGCAGTAAAAACAAAGACGAAAAAAATAAATTTACCGGGAGTGATTAACTTGGCAGACCAATTTGATCAAGCAAGTACATTAGAGCAACAAGATCGTGAACTTGCTTTGCAAAAACAGCAGCAAAATAAAGAACAGCCACTTGTGATTAATGACGTTCGCTGTTGTTTAGATTGCCCTACTTACGTTGCTATTTTACCTGAGCGAATTAAAGCCGTTAATGCCGTGCGCTGTATTAGCTGTCAAGTACATCACGAAGCATCACAGAAACATCAAAGAGGTTAAGCCAATGGAATGGTTTGTTAATAATTTTAAAATTATTCAAGTAGTACTTACCGTGATTTTTTTCATTATTGTTTGGGCGCTTGCTGCCACGTTTGCCAAAAAGAAAGATCACACTGAGTTAACCAGTAGAGTGAAAGAAATTGAGCTTACTTACAGTAAGCACGAAGATCATACCAAGCTTACCCAACGTGTTAACACCATTGAAACTAAAGTAGATGAGTTGCCTGACAAAACCACTATTCATCGGGTTGAGTCTGAGGTTAAAAAAATTGAAGGTCAGCTTAGTGGTATTGAAAAAATGCAGCTTCATATGAACAACCAACTCGACATGCTAGTAGAAAACGAAATTAAAGGGAGTAAATAATGCCATTACAAACTATTCAAAATGAACATGCTCGCTTATCTATATTGCGTGCGCTCGATGCTCTTAATTATTCAAGTAACGACAGCATTATTAAAGATGCGTGTGAATCATTTGGTAACACCATGAGCAGTGACCAGGTACGAACACAATTAGGTTGGTTAGCAGAGCAAGGCCTAGTCACTATTAGCCGCAAAGGTAGTTACATGATTGCCACGCTAATTAGTCGAGGCCAAGACGTTGCCAAAGGCATCAGCTTTGTTGATGGCGTTAAGCGTCCACGGGCTTAGGGGTAATTTATGGCTGAACGTAAAACACGCGGAAAGCGCTCAAAAATAGATTTGTTACCAACAGCAATAAAGGCAGAATTAGATCTTCTTTTACGTGATAACAAAATGACGCAAAAAGACATTCTTAATATTGTTAATGCGCTTATTGATGAAGCAGGTTTGTCTGATGATATTAAATTATCACCTGCTGGTGTTAATCGTTATGCCTCTAAAATGGAAACCATTGGCGCAGATATTAAAGCAGCGCGTGAAATGTCAGAAATGTGGGTTGCTAAACTGGGTACTAAGCCTACGGGTGACGTAACCATGTTGCTAATGGAAATGCTGCGCAGCCAGTATTTTAAACTAATGGTTAAAGCTAACGACAACCCTGACGAAGTACTTGATCCAAAAACCATAGGTAACTTAGCGTTAAGTATTCAACGCTTAGAACGTGCCGCCTTACTGAGTATTGAAAAAGAAAAACAAATTAAAAAAGCCTTTGCTGAAGAGGTAGAGAGTAATGTTACCGACACAGCTAAAAAGGCAGGCTTGTCATCACAAAATATTTCACTACTTCGACAAGCCATTGGTAGAGCACGTTTGTAATGCCTACTTTAGATGCTACAAAAAAAACTGACCCCGTTGCTGATGCTGTTGAAGAATCTTTACTGCTTGATTACCAAATTGACTGGACAGAAGATTTTGCTCAAGTAAAGCTTTGTGAAAAATCTCGTCGTATTGGCTTAAGTTGGGGCGAAGCTGAAGACGCTACACTTATTGCCGCATCGCAAAAAGCCGCAGGCGGAATGGATGTTTGGTACATAGGTTACAATCAAGATATGGCCAAAGAGTTTATTAGAGATGTGGCTAACTGGGCGCGTGCTATTAACATGGTGTGTGACGAAGCCCAAGAGCAAATATTAATAGACGACAATAAAGATATTCTTACCTATGTTATTAATTTTGCTAGTGGCTTTAGGGTTACGGCCTTAAGCTCTCGCCCTGCCAACTTACGTGGTAAGCAAGGTGTGGTTATTATTGATGAAGCGGCGTTTCATGATGATTTACCAGGGCTAATTAAATCAGCCATGGCCTTACTTATTTGGGGCGGTAAGGTGCGCATTATCAGCACTCACAATGGTGAAGATAACTACTTTAATCAACTTATTAAAGAATGCCGTGCCGGTAAAAAACCTTACTCTGTGCATAAAATTACTTTTATGGAAGCCATGAAACAAGGCTTATATAAACGGATTTGTAAAATGCAAGGTTTAGAATGGACTCAAGAAAACGAAAATGACTGGGTACAACAAACCTATGACTTTTATGGTGATGATGCCGCTGAAGAATTAGATGTTATCCCTTCAAACGGTAGCGGTGTTTATATTGGTCGATTTTTAGTTGAACGTTGTCAAAGTGATTTGTGTGAAGTAGTCCGCCTGAAAAAGGAAGATAAATTTGTTACTGATCCTAACCGCATAAAAATAATTAACGACTGGTGCAAAGATGTTTTAAAACCAATTCTTGATAATTTTGACCCTGCAGCTCGTACTGTGTTTGGTCAAGATTTTGGCCGAAGTGGTGATTTATCTACTATTGATTTAAAGCAAAAAGTTAGTGAAATATCTTGGCATACTCCTCTTGTTGTAGAGCTGCGCAATATCCCTTTTGATTGTCAGCAACATATATTGTTTTACATCATAGACAACGTTCCACATTTTTTTCATGGCAAATTAGACGCCCGTGGCAATGGTCAGGCACATGCTGAAGCCGCCTTACAAAAATATGGTGAAGACAGAATTGACTGCGTTATGTTTTCACGCCCCTGGTATGCAGAACACTTTCCAAAATACAAAGCTGCTTTTGAAGGTCAGCATTTAACGGTACCTAATAGTGAAGATTTTATTAGTGACCATCGTCGGGTGGTGTTAGACAAAGGCACACCACGTATGGACGACAAACACGACAAAGGCACTGATGGTGGTCAACGCCATGGTGATACTGCGGTTAGTGGGGTGTTGTCTTGGGCCGCCACGCAAGAAGAAGGTGCCCCCGCTGCTGGTGCCACTGTAGAAGAGCAAAACCATGAAGAAACTTATCGCCCAAGTAACATGAAAAACCGCATGTCAGTTGCAGGGTTTCTTGGTCGTGTTTTTAGCCGATGAATAAGCCGTAACTAGAAATAAAGCTTAAGCGCGCTAAAACGCGATTTAAGCAGTTAAATAACTAAACCCTAATCAGTATTGCTTAAAGCTGATTTAACGCACGTATGGATTTTATAAAAGTTTTATAAAACATCTATAACCACAAGTAGGAATGATTATGAGATGGTATAAACCAACAACATGGTTTGGTGAGTCAAATACACCAGAAGCCGAGCAAACGACCACCAAAGAAGTAAACGTGACTGAAGCGGCAGGGCAAACCATAGACATTGATGGTGATGACAACCAATGGCGACGAATTTCAGGTGACAGTGATCGTAACCTTTCTCCTTTTAAACAAGAGCGCATGCGTAATATTGCCTTTAAATTATGGGAAATGAACTTACTGGCCAATCGCCTTATTGAATTACCATTAGCCTATTTGCTTGCGGAAGGAGTAAAAATCACCAACCCAGACGAAGCGCACCAAAGCACTATTACCCGTTTTCTAAACGACCCTATTAACAAGTTTGACGTAAAACTTGAAAAGAAAATGCGTGAAATGGCGTTGTTTGGTAATCAATATTGGCCTGCCTTTGTTAACGAGCATAACGGTCATGTACGGTTAGGTTATTTAGACCCTGGGCAAGTTCAAAAAGTAGTATTTGATCCCGACAACCCAGAGCAGCCCATTGGCGTAATTACCAAGCGCGATAAAAAAGGCAATTATTTACGCTACCAAGTAATTATTAACGGTGGTGAAGATGTTTTTACCGAGCGCACTCAACAAATACGCGAACAGTTTAGCGACGGTGAATTATTCTATTTTAATATTAACGCACTAAGTTACCAAGGCACCGGTAAGTCAGACTTGCTTGCCCAAGCTGATTTTTTAGATTTATACGACAACTTTTTATTTGGTGAAGCCGAGCGTGCTGATTTTTTACGAGCCTTTGTGTGGGATGTAACCATAGAAGGTGCTGACGAAGAGCAAATAAAATCGAGAGCTAAAGCCATGAAAACACCTGCACCGGGTTCAATGCGTGTGCATAACGACAAAGAAACATGGAAAGCAGAAAGCCCAACCTTAAACAGTGGTGACACTGACAACCTAGCACGTTTGTTACGTAACCATAATTTAGGGGGCGCTACTATTCCTGAACATTGGTTTGGCGGTGGTGGTGACGTAAATCGCGCGACAGGTGATAGTATGAGCCAACCGACTGAAAAAATGCTAACCATGCGTCAAAACACCTGGAAAGTTATTTTAAAAGAGTTAGCCGTCTTTGCGCTTCGTAAACGGGCAATTATCCGTGACAACAAAACAGAGCCTGAGTTTGACGATATTATTTATCAAACCGAGGTGGTGTTTCCTGAGCTTAGCGCTAAAGATACCACTAAATATGCTGCGGCATTGCAGCAAGTGGTTGTAGCGGCTCAACTGGCCATTAACGCAGGCTTACTTACCCAAGAAACTGCCTTACAGTTGATTTTGTCTATCACGGGGCGCTTAGGTGTTGAGTTTGACGCAAAAAAAGAGCTTGAAGCGGCTAAGCAAAAAATAGTGGAAAGTGAAGAAGACGATCTCTTTACAGACAAAGAAGATGACGATAACAGTGACCCAAATAACGACCTTGAGAAACAAGCAGTAAAAAAAGCCAACGCAATGAGCAAAGAGAACAACGATGACTAAAGCACAGCGGCGTCGTGCGTTTAACAAAGCCATTAAACAAGCGCTTGAAGATAAAACAGGTGTACTCACCACGCCCGAACGTCGCATATTAGAGATGTTAACGTTAACCGTAAGTAATATTAGCGACATACTTAACAGCCAGCCTAGTGATTATCAGCAATGGTTTTTACCGCAAATAGAGCAACAAATTTACCCACTGCTTGATACCTTTGCCGTTGATGCATCGCAAGTATTTAAAGAGGCCGCAGCAGCAGCCGCTACTGCAGGTGCTGCTATGTTCAATAAACCATTACTTGCCAGTGGCGTACAACTTTGGGGCGTGTCGCCCTTAGTAATACCCGAACAAATTGCCGCCATTGCTGAGTTTGGTGGGTCGCGCTTAGTTGATATAAGCACTAAAGCCAAGTTAATGATCAACTCAGAACTCGGCTTAACCATGATCGGCAGCCAAACAAGTCACGAAGCAGTAAGTAAAATTGCCAGTTACTTGCAAGACACGCCTAAACACCGGGTTAAAACTATTGTTAAAACCGAAATGAGCCGTGCTTATGCTATTGCTGGTGATAAACGCTTTGCACAATTAGCAATAAGTTTTCCGCATTTGCAAAAAGAATGGCGCAAGTCAGGTAAGTTTCATGCCAGAGAAAGTCATGTGATAGCACACAAGCAACGGGTGCCGTACAAAAGTTTTTTTATGATTGGCGGTGTGAAAATGCGTTTTCCCCATGATCCTAAAGCACCGGCAAAAGAAGTAATCAACTGCGGCTGCACTATGGTGCCATATATTAAAGATTGGGATGATTTTGAAATGGCTGCTTAGCCTAACCTTAGTTTTAGGCGTCTAGCAACCGCCACTAAACTTAAATTAAGCCGACTAGCCGACTGTTGCTAGTCCGACCTGAAAACCGTTGTTATGAGGTTTTAATTTAAAGGGTAAAATTATAATGATGACATTTAAAGATTTTTTACATGACCCTGTAAGAGCTACTTCTTACGGTTACGAAGCTTGGTATATTGATTATTGCGCCTTGTGGTGTGACCGATTTAGCTTTAAAACCACTAAAAAGTGCCTTACGGAGTGGAAAGAACTATTTACTAACTATACGGTTGTTGAGTTTCCTTTGGAGCTTTTAAAGCTGACTTTAGGTACTTTGGTGTTTTTATCTATACCTTTGGCTTTCCCGATTTATGCGATGGTAAGCTACTCGTTAATGAATAAGTTAGCAAGAAATAGAAAAGAAAACAGAGTCAGGGCTATGAGAGATCTATAACCTCATAACCTCGTTTTAATAGGCTAAAACGAAACGAACACTAAACTAAATCACATAATAAGAATAACCAAAAGCGACCAACTGTTTTAGTCCTTTTGAAAACCTTGTTAT